CAAAAAGTCAAAAACACAAAAAAGGTGTATAATGAAACAGGAACTAAAGTTTGAATTAGTAAAGCCTTTTCCAAACCAATTAATGATTCCCCCTCAACCATCTAGAAAAATTATACCACATTGGTTTAAGAAAATGGGTCCGTACTCTACAGGTGGCGAAAAAGATGAGTTTGGGAAAAAACTAGAAACGGTAAAAAAATGTATTCCTTTCTTAGATGCTATGGGTGCTGGTTATACCTTATTAACTCATATAGATATGCAGATAACTCTCAACGAGCAAAATGAAGTTAAACTCATATATTTAGATGATAAGCATAAAGAAGATACTCTATATTTTAACCCAATTGAAACACACCCAAAACCACAAGTAAAAGGTTCTCCTTTTGAGGATTTTAAAATACTAAAATACATATCTCCTTGGAGAATAAAAACACCTCCTGGATATTCATTACTATTTGTTCCTCCTATGAATCAATTTGAACTTAGCTATATACCTATTTGTGGGTGGGTTGATTCAGATATTTATGAAGGTGTTGTAAATTTTCCATTTATAATGCCAGCTCTAACTGTTGGAACTCAAATTAATATACCTGCGGGTAGTCCTTTTGTTCAAATAATTCCTGTTAAGAGAGAAGAATGGACAGCTGATATAAATTTATTAACTGGACAACAAGAACAAAAACATAATGCTCAAAGAGCAAAAATGATGGTTTCACCAGATACTAGAGAAGATTTTTATAGAAACAATACCTGGGAGAAGAAAAAATATACATAAATGATGAAATAGTTTTTTTACTATCAAGCGAAATGAAAAGACAAAAGGAAACAGTAGAGTTAATTGCTAGTGAAAACTTTGCTAGTGAGGCAGTAATGGCTTTATGTGGTAGTGTGTTTACTAATAAATATGCTGAAGGATACCCAGGTAAACGGTATTATAATGGCTGCAAACACATGGATGAGATTGAGCAACTTGCAATAGATAAGGTGTGCCAACTTTATGGGTGTGATTACGCAAACGTGCAACCACACAGCGGTGTTAACGCAAACACTGCTGTTTATCAAGCATTTTTAAAACCTGGTGATACACTAATGGGCATGGATTTAGCTAGTGGAGGTCATTTATCTCATGGCGCTCCTCCTACACTCAGTGGTAAATTTTACAATGCAGTAACTTATGGCGTTGATGACAATGGATTTCTTGACTATAATAAAATAGAAGGTATTGCAAAACTTAATATGCCTAAGCTAATTGTTGCAGGAGCAAGTGCATATCCAAGACAAATAGACTGGAATGCATTTAGACAAATTGCTGACAGTGTAGGCGCAATACTACTAGTTGATATGGCTCACTATTCAGGATTGATTGCTGGTAATATATATCATAGCCCGTTTGGTTATGCTGATGTCGTAACTTCAACAACACATAAAACACTACGTGGTCCTAGAGGTGGCATGATCTTATGGGACGACCCTAAATATACAAAACGCATTAATAGTGCAATATTTCCAGGCACACAAGGTGGACCACTTATGAATATTATAGCTGCAAAAGCACAATGCTATAGTGAGGCACTAGAACCTAGTTTTGAGGTATATTCACAGCAAGTTGTTAAAAACGCCAAGGTAATGTGTGAGGTATTTGAGTCGCATGGTTTTCCTGTACAAACAGGCGGCACAGACAGTCATATAATACTGATGGATCTAAGTAATAGTAAATATAGTGGTAGACAAGCAGCTGATTTGCTTGAAGAGTATGGTATTACTGTTAATAAAAATGGTATACCAAATGACCCGCGTAATTTTGTTGAAACATCAGGTATTAGGATTGGCACTGCAGCTGAAACTACTAGAGGTTTAGTAGAAAAAGATTTTAAGAAAATAGCTAAAAAAATATGTGCTGTATTAGAAGATTGATGAAAAGGCTTGGAAGGTTGCCGGAGTGGTTGAACGGGCTAAATAATAATTTGGTAGACCTTATGGGTCTCGGAGGGTTCGAATCCCCCGCCTTCCTCCAATGAAGATAGGAGTTTTTGGAGCATCAGAAGCAGCATGGTCTGGTTATTCTTATCCTTGTGCTGATACAAATGAGCTATTGATCTCATGGAATGATGTAGTTTGTAAATATTTTAAGGCAGAGCAATATAACAGAGCAGTGCCTCAAGGTAGTTTGGAAAGAGTACTACGTGAGTTAAAAAAATGTAAAAAAAATTTAGATCTTGCAATAGTTACTATTAGTAATTTCAAATTTATTTATCTACCTACTTGTGCTATAGACTTTAATTGTCATAGTATTAGCACTAGAGTTGAAGACATGTTTGACTATACAGGTATACAAAAGAATCGTAAATTTGAAAAGCATAAAGATTTCTCTAACCAGTTTAAATCAAAAGAAGAATTTATTACCTTAGTTAACTTATATAAAAAATACCTATACAATGCTGAATCTGCACAAAATAGACAAGCGGGAATATTATCACAGATTGATTTATGGTTAAAAACTAAAAACATAAAAACAATTTATCTATCAATCCCTGCTAATATACCACCATGGGTCTCTTTAAGTGCTGGAAATGTATATGACGATATGCATTTAATAGCAAATGCAAATAGAAGATACCTAAACTTACCTAATAACATATCTGTAAATGGTCAAAAATTAATAGCTAAATGGTTAATAAAAAGAATAAAAAATGACTTTAAAATTAAATGATTATAAAAGGAGATAAATATGAATATTGAAAAATTAAGAGAGGAAATTGCTTATGACGAAGGCTCAGTTAATGAAATATACCTCGACCATCTCGGCTTGCCTACTTTTGGTATTGGTCATTTGGTTACTCATAGTGATCCAGAACATGGACAACCAGTTGGAACGCCTGTCTCAGAAGATAGATGCAATGAAGCCTTTGACAACGACATCCAAACAGTCATCTCAGACTGCAACATCCTATATCCTGACTTTGATGAACTCCCAGAAGAAGTTCAAAGAATAATCGCAAACATGATGTTTAATATGGGACGACCAAGACTTCGCAAGTTTAAAGGCATGAAACGTGGAGTTGATACTAGAGATTGGAATGCGGCCGCAGACGAAATGGTTGATTCAAACTGGTACCGTCAGGTAACTAAACGTGCAGATAGATTAGTAGCTAGAATGCGAGCAGTGGAGATAGATGATTAAAATTTATGCAACCTAACCAAAGTAATATGCTTATAACGGGTGTAAATGGTAGCTTAGGTAGTGTGTTTAAAGAGTATTACCATAAGTCTCATAATATATTAGGTACAACTCGTAAAGTATTAGATTTAAATAGTGGTTCATCAGTTGATAAATTTGCACGAGCTATACAAAGCAATTTAATATCATTTGAAACTATTATACTGTGCGCAGGCACTTATAGTTTTCCGAACGAGCATAATTATTTATACGGTAAATTTGCACACTCTCCGTGGCGACAAAAGATGGTTAAACAAAGACCTGAAATAAGAGTGCAAGAACTTAATGATGTCACAGATCCTAATCTTTATAACTTTTTTCTAAATAACTATAAAGTAAATGTTATATCTCAATTTAGACTTGCATTTCAACTACAAAATAAAATAACAGATAAGATTGTGTTCATTGCTTCCTCAGCAGGAGTTTGGCCCGAGGATGTTACAATTTTTAACTTTGAACAATTCCAGTATAAGTTACAAAAAGCTAGCTTAATTATGGGAGCTAAAGTTATTTCCCATTATTTTCCAAAGTTAAAAATAATTATATTGTGTCCAGGTAATTATACTAGTAAACTAAATGTAAATGGCACTGATGATTTAAATAAAAATGTCTTATTTATGTGCAGAATAATAGATAATTTTAAGATTGAAGACAGCGGAAAAGTATTCAATTTTGATGGAGAAGAGATTGATTAAAGTTTATGTTTTAATTTTTGTGTTAGGTATTTTAAGTATCATTGGTTATGGAGCTAAATATTACTATGATACAACTCAAAATACAATCAAAACACTGCAAGAAAATAATACGAAACTAGAAGTCGCAGTTGAGACCGCGGAAGCTAGTACAAAAGCACTTCAAGCAGATATTGCAAAATCAGCCGCACTTAATAAAAAATTACAACAAGACCTACAAAAAGCCGAGTCTTATGGTGATGAACTTAGGTCTAAATTAAACAAACTTAATTTAATAGTAGAGGCACTTACAGATGCAAAAGTGTTAGAAGGAAAAATGAATGGCGCAACAGCAAAATTATGGCGCGAGTTTATGGGT